ATCGTGGTGTAGGAACAGGCACTAAAGATGATAAAAAATCTGCAGGTGGAAAGGAATCGAAATATGAACCTACTACTTATTCTGATCTCCGCATTAAAAGCCCCGAAGCTTATGCTGGAGGTAAAGCACACCAAGGTATCTTAGATTTAGCTGGAGCAATTCAAGATAAATTTCAAATCACTAAATTTACCGCATTTAATGATATGTACCACAAGGGTACATCAAGCAAACACAATCAAGGTCTAGCGCTTGATTTTGGATTACAAGATTCGAGTAAAAGTGGTCAAGTCACATCTGAATTGCGTTCTTTGCTTGATAAGAATGGTGTAGATGCTCAAGTTCTAGATGAGTATAAAAATCCATCCAAACGCGCAACAGGTGGGCATATTCATGTCAGCTTCAATTCTCAGGCTGATGCTGATAAATATCTTGCCTTGGTTAAAAGCGACAAGGTTAAAGGTAATAAGAAGTCCAGTTCTGATTCACAGTATGAACGGTATTTAGATGAACAAACTCGAAATGCTGAAAAGGCTGAAAAAGAGCGTCTTGATCTAAAGTATAAATATGCTTCTGAGCAGGAAAAAGTTCAGTCGGATTTAGCTAAAGATATTGATCGTATTAATAAATCAACTTCATCTGATGATGAAAAACGCGCTTATACAATTCAGGCTGAAAAGGAAGCGAATGAAAAACTTATTCAATTGGAACTTGAGGCTTTAGAAAAGAAGAAAGTTATCAATGAACTAGATATTCAATCACGGATTGAATCAGCTCAACGTAATTTAGAATTTTTTAAAGCTATCTTAGAGTCTGAACTTGATGCAGGTCGGATTACCAATGTTGAAAAAGTTCAACTAGAAAAGCAGTTACAGGATCAGCTTTATCAAATTAAACGTGATGGAGCTTTAGAGCGTTTAGATCTAGAGGCGGATAGGGCAAAATTAACAGGTAAAAATGATGGACTGGTTTCAGCAAATAATAATATTGCCGAACTTGATAATCAAAAGGCCATTAATGATGTGAGCGCACCAGGTCTAATGACCGAAGCCCAAATGAAAGACTTTGATAAAAAGTTCGGCGGTCTAACTTCTAGAATGTCAAATTTGTGGGACCAAGGCATGCAAGCCATGTTGAATGGGACCTTGACATGGAAAAATGCAACGAATGCGATTTTTTCTGAAGTAGCCATGGAGTTTGTTCAAAAAATGGTGACTAAACCCATTCAGGATTATATGTCGGGTTTAGCCAAAAGACTTGCAGTAAAAATGGGTTTCATTAAAGCTGAAACTGCAGCAGAAGTTACAGGCCAAGCTGCACAAACCACAGCTGTTGTCGCTGGTGAAGGCATGAAAACTGCAGCAACCTCAACAGGTGTTTTTGCCCGGTTAGGTTTAAAACTCATGGAAGTACTTAAGTCCATCATGATGTCTGCATGGGAAGCAATGGCAGCAGCTTGGGCGGCACTATCAGCAATTCCTATAGTAGGTCCAGCACTTGGAGTTGCAGCAGGTATTGCCGCATTTGCAGGGGTATCTGCAATTGTTGGAAAGGTATCATCTGCTCGAGGAGGCTTTGATATTCCTGCAGGTGTAAATCCAATGACACAGCTACATGAAGAAGAAATGGTTTTACCGAAGCAACACGCCAATACAATCCGCGCCCTGGGTAAATCAGTGATGGGTGATGGTTCAATGCCAATGGCCCAAGCAAGTGCAGGTAATACTGGATCAATGCCACAAGTCAATATTCAGGCTTGGGATTCTAAAGACTTAAAACGCTTTATGAAGAAACACGGGCGTGAGTTGGCTGCAGGTTTGAAAGGGTATAACCGCAACTTCGGTAAATAAGGAGTTTATATGTCGGATGAATTATTTCCTGAATTACCAGGACTGGAATGGGAGCTTACAAAGACTCCCATTTTTAATACCAAAATTATGACTTCGGTAAACGGACGTGAGCTTCGGGCAAGTTTTCAGGCAGTACCGAAGTATGCCTTCACAATGTCTTTTGCTTTTTTACGTGAAAATAAAGGACGTAAAGAACTACAGAAACTGCAAAGTTTTTTTGAAGATCGACGAGGGGCATTTGATTCGTTTCTTTATAAAGCACCAGAGGACAATGAATTTAATTGCTCTTTTGTTGGTGATGGGGTTACCACAACCTATCAACTTTATAAGTCGCAGGGTACAGCTCAAGTCGCTATAGGAAACACGCTCGAAGATACACAACCATCAAATCCAGATATGTGGAATCAAATTGAATCAAAAGGGATGTGGGCTACTGTAGAAGAAAAGCCGATGTGGAATGCTGACACAGTTGGTGTGACGAAGGATGGCAAGATTGTACTTTCTGAACCATTAGTAGATGGACAGAAAATACATATTTCAGGAACGTATTATTATCGCTGTCGTTTCAAAGATGATGAGCAGCAATACACACATTTTATGTCCAAGCTTTGGAAAGCCTCAAAAGTTGAAATGATTGGATCATTGGGGATGAAAATATGAGAGCAGCTTCAGCAAAATTAATTACTCTATTGAATGCAGATCAGTTTCTAATGGCCGATCTATATACCATCACTACGGTACAGAACCAAATTTATCGATACACAGATTACGATTTTGATTTAGTGATTGGCGGAAATATCTATAGCGCAGATGGTCCAGTAATCAAGCGTGAAGGTTTCAATCTATCACTTGGTGTTGAAGTTGATAATTTATCAGTTTCAATAGAAACAACCGACGATGTTAAATTTGATCTGTTGCCTATAGTTCAGGCATTTCACAATGGACAAATGGATGGCGCTCGCTTCAAGTTAGAACGCATTTTCATGGCCATCAATACACCTACGGATACAAGTGCAGGGGCATTGTTGTTATTTGAAGGTCGCGTTATTGAGCCTGAACTTGATCGATATATGATCCAGCTAAATGTGGCTTCTGACCTTGATGATTTAAGCGTACAAATGCCTCGCAACTTATATCAGCCAAGTTGTTCGAATACATTGTTCGATGGTGCATGTGGCTTAAATCGGCTTAATTATGTTGTTGAAAGTACGATCCAAACTGGAAGTACCTCTTCTCGAATTATTAGCAATATCACTCAGCCGCAAGGATGGTTTACACAAGGTGTAATTGAATTTTTGGAAGGTGGTAATGCTGGGTTAAAACGAACAGTGCGTTTACATGAGTCTGGTGTATTGCTTTTGACTTTACCATTGCTTGAAGCCCCTCAGTTAGGTCAGCGTATTAAAGTTTACCCTGGTTGTGATAAACGCTTAGAAACTTGTATGAATCGTTTTAGCAATAAAGCAAAGTTTCGAGGTGCTCCTTTTGTTCCTGTTCCTGAGACTTCAATTTAATGAAAAATTTGAAAGCTGTTGATGAGGCCTTAACTTGGCTTGGTACACCTTATCACCACCAAGGACGTATAAAAGGTGTTGGTGTAGATTGCGGTACATTAATTTGTGAAGTCTATGAAAAAGTGGGATTAATGGATTATCTGGATCCACGACCATACCCACCTGATTGGCATATGCATCAAATGGGTGAACGGTATTTAGAGCACATCAAAAGTGTATGTTTTGAAGTCAAGGAACCACAACCGGGTGACATTGTTCTTTATAAGATTGGCAAATGTGTTAGTCATGGCGCAATTGTGATTGAGTGGCCATCTATAATCCATTCCTATATAAATCTTGGGGTCATTATTCAGGATGGTACAAAAGGAAGTTTAGCCCGGCGAATAGCTGGGTTTTTTCGTATGAAGAGGCTAGAAGAATGAGTGGATTATTTGGTGGAAACACAATAAGTACTTCTGATACTCGCATTAATTCTATGCGAGTCCAGCAATCAGCTTACGGGCTTTGTCAGCCTTTGGTTTACGGTAAAAACAGACTTGCTGCCAATATGTTTTGGTACGGTGATTTTCATTCAATTGCCAAAACTACAACAACCAAGTCCGGTGGTAAAGGAGGGGGATCTAAAACTAAGAACACTACCTACACGTATTACACTTCATTAATGCTGGGGCTTTGTGAAAACAAAATCAAAGATATTGGGATCATTTGGCGAGACAAAGAACAAATCGTCACTAAAACTGAAAAGGGCGTTCAGCTAAAACCAATAGATCAAATCGGATTCGAACTGTACAACGGCAATGCCAATCCTGTTTGGGGCTATCTACAGTCTAAACATCCAAATGAGGCAATAAATTATCCTTATCTTGGCTATGTAGCATGTGCAAATTATGAGTTAGGAGGGAGTGCAAGTCTTGCTAATCATAACTTTGAAGTAATTAGCGACATTACATTTTCAAATACGATTCATGATGCTAATCCAGCAGATGTAATTGAGGACTTGATTACCAATCCACGTTATGGTGCTTCACCTTATTTAAGCATAGATGATCTGTCAGAGTTTAGGACCTACTGCGCTGCAGCAAATTTATTAATCAGTCCAGCTTTAACAGAACAACGTGAAGCACATGAAATTATCAATGAAATTGTTGAGGCTGTTAATTGTGCTGTCGTACCAAGTCCAGATGGATTGAAAATCAAGACTTTTGGTGATTCAGCACTCACTGGTAATGACCATACCTTTACACCTAATTTAGAACCGGTATATCACTTAACTGATGATGATTTTATAGGTGAGGATGAGCCTGTAAGGGTACGCCGCAGCCGTGATACTGATGCTTTCAATCATACTCAGATTGAATATGTAAACCGGTTCAATCAATACAATACTGAAACAGTAGAAGCTAAAGACCAGGCGAATATTGAAATGTTTGGTTTGCGTACTGAAGATCCAGTAAAACTTGAGATGTTCTGCGAGCCTAAAATTGCCAGACATGCAGTGCAACTGCGTTTGCAACGACTTTTGTATGTTCGGAATGAATATGAGTTTAATTTAGGTTGGAAGTATTGTCGTCTTGAGCCTATGGATATCGTAACCATTACAGATAAATCATTAGGTTTAGATAAATTTCCTGTACGAATCACACGTGTTGAAGAAGATGAAGAAGGAATGCTCACAATTACCGCTGATGAGTTAGCAGTAGGCTCTAGATCAGCGGTTGAATATGATTTGCAATCTTCAAATGGTTACCAAGGAGGCAATGAAGAACCAGGCAATGTGAATGCACCTGTAATTTTCGAACCGCCTTTAGACTTAACCAATGGTGTAAATCAAATATGGATAGCAGCATCAGGTGGGCTTAATTGGGGTGGTTGTAATGTTTGGGTGAGTTTAGA